GCGGATCTGACCCTGGCGGCCCAGGGGTTCTTCGAAAACAGCGGCCAATTCTTCTACGTGATCCGGACGGTCCACTACACCGATCCGGCCGTCGCGGCTTCGAAGACCTCCGCGGCGGGGACCCTGGACCTGAACACCGCGGCCACCGGACCCACGGCTGGCGCGGTCCTCGGGACCCTGGTGGAGCCCTTCAACCTGGCCACCGCGGACGATCTGGACATCGACGTGGACGGTGGCGGCGCGGCCACGGCCACCTTCACCGGGACGCCGGCGGTGGCGACCGGGACCAACACGGAGACCTTCGCCCTGACGGACCTCTGGACCCTGGAATTCCAGGTGAACGGTGGCCCGCTTCAGACCGTGATCTTCAACACGGCCGAATTCGTGGCCATCGGCGCGGCCTTGGCCGCGGAGGTGGCGGCGGTGATCAACGCGGAGGCCACCGGGATCCAGGCGGCGGACGTGGGCGGCGCGGTGGTGATCACCACGGACCTGGCCGGGACCGGCGCGGGTCTGACCTCCTTCGGTGGAACCGCGGCCGCGGCCCTGGGCTTCGCGGCCCCGGCGGCTGGAGCTGGCAACGTGGCCGACATCGACGCGGTGACGGTGGCGGAGGTGAAGTCCATCGTGGAGGCGGCGGTGGCCGGTTGCACGGTGAACGATGTCGGCGGCGCGATCCAGATCGTGAGCAACACCACGGGGGTGGGTAGCTCCATCCTGGTGGAGGCCGGATCGACGGCGGACACCGCCCTGGGCCTGGACAACGCGACCCACACCGGGACGACCGGCGCGGCGGTCCCCACCCTCCAGGTGGACGGGAAGACGGACGGGACCTACGCCAACACCCTCCAGATCCTGATCGAGGCGGCCACCAGCGGGGTGGCGACGGAATTCAACCTGACCGTGATCGATGACGGGATCGTGGTGGAGTCCTTCCCGAACCTGTCCATGATCGACACGGACGCCCGCTACGTGGAAGACGTGATCAACACGGGGGCGGAGGAGTCCAACCTGATCGCGGTCACGGACCTGGACGCGGTGGTGGCCCAGCGCCCGGCCAACGGGACCCTGGGGCCCCTGACGGGCGGGGACAACGGCCTGGCGGGCCTGGTGGACGCGGACTTCATCGGGGACTCCGCGGGTCCCACGGGGATCCGCGCCCTGGACACCATCCAGGATGTCAACATCCTGATCGTCCCGGGCCAGGCCACGGCGGCGATCCAGAACGCCATGATCACCTACTGCGAAGACACCCGGGACGGGTCCATGTTCGCGATCATGGATCCGCCGGCGGCCCAGTCCGCCACGGCGATCATCACGTACTTCGAAACCACGGCGGCCCTCCTGGGCCTGTCGGAATTCGGCGCGGCCTACTGGCCCCGGCTCCAGATCCTGAACCCGAACCAGGTGGTCTTCGGCGCGTCCGCCAACATCACGGTGGCCCCCTCGGGGATCATCGCGGGGGTCTACGCACGGACCGACGCGGCCCGCCCCGGCGGGGTCTACGATCCGCCGGCGGGAATCGAGAAGGGGATCCTCCGCGGCGCGATCGATTTCGAGACCACGGAGGTCTTCGACGAAAACAAGCGGGACCTGGTGGCCCCGAAGCGGATCAACATCCTGACCAGCTTCACCGGGGCCCCCCGTCACATTGACGGGTCCTACGGCCTGAAGGGCGGCGGGAATTTCCCCTTCGTGGCCCAGCGGCGCGGCGCCATCTTCATCGAACAGTCGATCAAGAACGGCGTGGAATTCGCCCGGAACCAGAACAACACCCCGAAGCTCCGTCGGACGGTGGAGCGGACGATCCGCGGCTTCCTTCTCATCCAAATGAGGAACGAAGCCTTCGCCAGCCAGGATCCGGACACGGCCTTCTTCGTGGACTTCAGCGACAAGCTGAACGGCGCGGGTGAGGTCACGGCCGGGAAGATGAACGGCCGGGTGGGCCTGGCCTTCAACACCCCGGCGGTCTGGATCGTGATCCGGTTCAGCCGGGACACGCGGGCCCTGGAACAGGAGCTGGCGGGCTGAACGGCGCCGCTTGAACGGAGCAAGGTGAAACCATGCCGGTAGTCGGAACCCCCAGGATCTTCCAGAAGAAGTTCGCCTTCATCGTGGAGATCGAGCGGATCCAGTCCGCGAAGTTCACGAAAATGTCCGAGCTGTCGGCGGAGATCGCCAAGGTCGAACAGCACGAAGGCGGGAGCCTGATCCCTGACAAGTCCCCCGGCCGGGTGACGGTCTCGGATGTCACCCTGGAGCGCGGGGTGGCCAACGGGGACTCGGACCTCTACCGGTGGTGGCTGGAGGTGGTCCGGATCAGCGCCCAGTCCGGGCTCCCCACCCCGTTCTACAAGCGGGAGGCGGACGTGATCCAGCTCGATCGGGACCAGTCGGTCCTGAAGCGGTGGATCCTGGACGGCGCCTGGCCCACGAAGATGGTCGTGGGTGAATGGGACAATGACGCGGACGAAAACGTGATCGAGATGGTCACGTTGACGTTCGACACCTTCGATCTGATCGGGGGGTAGTAGGCCGGCAACGCGGCGCCGGCTTTGAATCGGTGGGGCCCCCAAAGCCGCGGGGGGCCGTCAAGGGGACACCATGGAGATCATTTGCCCATCCGGGCTAGCGGGTGAAGTCCGCAAGCTGAAGGGGTCGGAGGCCAACGTCCTATCGGACCGCAAGGCGGCGAAGAAGGGCGAGACCTACGACAAGATCCTGACCGCGTGTTGGACGCGGACGACCGATCCGGGGCCCTACGATCAGCCCCTGGGGCTGGCGGAGGGGGAGGTATCACCCCCCTGGGGGAAGATCCTGGTCTGCGATCGGTTCTACGCCCTGGCCTGTATCAGGATCGCGACCTACGGCCCGGCCTACATTTTCCCCACGCAATGCCCGGCCACGGTATGCGGGGAGCGGTTCGAATGGGAGATCGACCTGGCCAAGGATCTCCCGGTCCTGGACCTCCCCGACGAAAGCCGGGAGGCGATCCGCGCGGGGACCAACCGCTTCACGTCCGAAGTGGGCGGCCACACCTTCGTCCACCGGCTCCTGGATGGCCTGGCGGAGAAGGCGGTGGGGAAGCGAGCGGTGAAGAATCGGGCGGAGCTGATGACTGTGGCCCTGGCCTCCCGGATCGTCCAGGTGGACGACCTGACCCGGGCCCGGGACATCGATCAATGGCTGAAGAACGCGGACATGGACCTCCAGTGGGAGCTTCTGAAGTGCTTCGAAGCCGTGGACGGCGGGATCGAACAGACGATCGAGATCGAATGTCCAGATTGTTACAAGGTGTATGAAGTGGTCCTCCCTTTCGAGGGAGAGGGGTTCTGGATTCCCTCCACGCGCAAGTCCAGGAGTGTGAGGCGAACGAAGACCCGGACGACTCGGACGATCGGGGGAACCACGGAGGAAGCGGAGGATCCCGACCGCTGATCGCGGGACTGTTTCCCCCCTATGAAGATCGGTGGCTTCTGAAGGCCACCGCGGAGCTGTGTTACAGTCAGCACCACGGATCGGGCCTACATTTCACCCGGGCCTGTATCAACGCCATGGACCTGGACGAAATCGAATTCTTCATGGAGTGGCTGGAGGAGCGGCGGCGCGCGGAGGCGGCGGCGATCCAGAAGGCCAACAGGCGGTAGGCGGTGGCCCTCAATAACATGGGCCTGGGCTTCGTCTTCACGGCCCGGAACCTGGCCAGCGGGACGATCGGACGGCTTCGCGGCCAGCTTGGGGGCCTGGGGGTCCAGTCCAGGGCCACGGGCCTGGCCATGCGGGGAGGCTTCGCCATCGCGGCCGCGGGTATCGTCCCCCTGGTGGCCGGGATCGGAGGGCTGGCCGTCGCCATGAACCTGGCCAATGCGGCGGGGGAGTTTCAACAAGGGCTTGCGGGGGTCCAGGGGGTCACCCGAGCAACAACTGAGGAGGTCCGGCTTCTTAGGGACGCCGCGATTCGGGCGGGGATTGAAACCCAATTCTCCCCGACCCAGGCGATCGAGGGCTTGAACAGCCTGGCCACGGCGGGCCAGACGGCC